GCATCCTCTGCGGTGACGGAGGCAAAGATTGCGGTGGGTTCGGTGACGAACACCCGCATCGCAGCCGACGCAGTGACTACCGATAAACTGTCAGGCGCAGCCAAGGCTGGTTTCAATAGCATTCAGAACGCACAGGCCGGAACGACGTACACTTTGGCTTTGACGGACTTGGGCAAGTTGGTGGAACTGAACAATGCTGCGTCAATTACGCTTACCATTCCAACAAATGCTTCGGTGTCGTTTGCTGTTGGCGACCGCATTGACTTGCTTCAGACTGGTGCTGGTCAGGTGACGATTGCTGGTGCTGCTGGTGTTACTGTCAACTCTGAATCCTCGAAGTTGAAGTTGGCTGGGCAGTGGGCTGCAGCAACATTGATTAAGCGAGCAGCCGATACTTGGGTTGCTGTGGGCAACCTGGCGGTCTAATGATTCCAGGCGTAATCGCCTCAGCGTCAGGAGTGGTAGCCGGCTTTACCGACCCTTTTACCGGTACTGGTTCACTTGCGTCCAGATGGACCAACACGTCAGGGTCGTGGACCCGTGACACGGATGACGCCTACACGGCTACAGCCGCGGCGTCTTACCCGCTTGCGTCGTTTGACGCAAACACTAGGAACGTTAGTGTTCGTTCCGAGTATGGTGTGGCGAACACGTTTGGTTGGGGTGTCGCGTTTTGGGTGACGGACGCTAATAACTGGTGGGCTGCTGTTGTTGACCGCACAGAGTATTCTTGCCAGATTGGTACGACCACAGGGTGTTGCGCTTGTGGAGACCAGGGTGTCAGTACCGGTTTTCCATCCTGCAACTGTGTATTTCCCCCTTGTCCAGACCCACCGTTTCCGCTTTGTGGACAAACAGTTTCAGCAGGACAGTGCACGTATCCGGTTTACGGAACCTGTTACACGTATGTGTTGAAACTTTTGAAGCGTGAATCCGGTGTTGTAACAACGGTAGCAACCGCGAATATTGCTGATGGCAACATTGGTGGAGGTTTGACGGTTGCGTACGTTCAGGCGGTTACGAACAACGCTGGTCAAATTACTGTTACGGCCCAGATGTCTACCGGTGGTGCGGTGGCGTCAATTGTGAATACCCCAAGTTCTCCGGTTCGAACGAACCGTCACGGTATCATTATTGCGCCCCGTACCACGGGAACACAGGCTGACCGAATCGAAACGTTTATTTACGCACCACAGTGAGGAAACCATGAGTGATACACCAGTAAATCTTGAAACGTTTGAAGTGTGGGTTGAAGGCGAATTTGCCGCCCACATTCAATTGGTTCCAGAGGCGGAGGTTCTTGTTGCCGCGATGAAGTCGAATCCAACAATTGTTTGGGTTCAGCCCGAGTGAGTGCCTGGGAGGAATACAAGAAACGTATTGGAGAAACACGTCCATGGGACTTGTTGAATCCAAATGTCGAGAAACTTACCGCAGAGGAGGCTGCTGAACGACTGAAAATCTGTAAGGATTGCGACCGATACTTGAAGGTGACAAGCCAGTGCAAGGAATGCGGTTGTGTGATGATTGGAAAAGTAAAACTTAAATCGGCTGTCTGCCCGATTGGAAAGTGGTAATCATGAAGAAGGAACATTTAGAAATGCTCAAATCTTGGGCAAAGGTTTTTGGCGCCGGTGTTGTGGCACTCGCCATTTCAGGCGAACGTGACGTACGAGCCTTGGCCGCAGCGGGCATCGCTGCAGTCCTGCCTGTTATTTACAACTACCTCGACCCGAAAGACAGCCGATACGGCAAAGTGATTAAGGTTCAGAAGAAGGCGGCAAAGAAGGCTGCCCCACGCAAGCGGGCCAAGTAATGGCCAAAAGTATGAAGGTTGGCGGTGGAGGCCGTTTTGCGAAGTTGGAGAAGTCCTTGAAGGGCAAGGTCTCTGACCCCGGTGCTGTGGCCGCAGCAATTGGTCGCAAGAAGTACGGTAAGGCAAAGTTCCAGAAGATGGCTGCCAAAGGGCAGAAGCGGGCTGCTAAAAGGAAGTAATGGAACTTACAGACCTGCTCAATGAGCGGGAATGGCGAAAGTGTCGCGGACCCGAGAACGGGTCTGCGGAAGATTTGGTAGCAGCGTTTTCACACTTTTGTGCTACCTACTGGACTATTCGCCATCCTGAACGCGGACGAATCAAATTCGTTCTGCGTGAAGCCCAAGAAGAAACAGCCCTGACCTGGATTCAGGAACGATACAGCATCGTGCTAAAAGCACGACAGATTGGATTCTCAACGCTGGCTGCTGCCTTTGTGTTTTGGGAAACATTCTTCTGGGGAGACAGGTTTGTTGTAATGCTTTCACGTACCGAACGTGAGGCATCAAAGTTGTTGCAGAAAACCAAGTACGGCTACAAAATGATGCCGCAATGGATGAAGGAACGAGGACCAGAACTTCTTTCCGACAACCAATTGAAAATGGTTTTTGCTAACGATTCATCCATCGAGTCGCTTCCGTCGGGCAACGACCCGGCGCGAGGCGAATCCGTTTACCGCGTGGTAATCGACGAAATGGCGTTCTTGCCCAACGCTGAAGAAGCGTGGGCATCAATTGAACCAATTGCCGACGTAGGCGGTCGAGTAATCTGTTTGAGCACAGCCAACGGTGAGGGAAACATTTTTCACCAACTGTGGGTTGGCTCACAAACCGGAACAAACAGATTCAAGGGAATCTTCTTTCCATGGTCTGCTGGCGAACGCGACGATTCCTGGTACGAGTCGAAGCGGCGAGACCTGCCGGACTGGCAGTTGGCACAAGAGTATCCGTCTGACCCGGACGAAGCATTTGTCAGGTCTGGACGACCAGTATTTGATTTGGAGGCAATCAGGCAAATTGAGCCAATCGAACCAGACAGGGGCTATTTGCGGAAGTTGTCTGGGCGTACCTCATACGAATTCGTATCTGATGGCGGAGAACTATCCATTTGGGAAGAACCCACCGAAGGCGAGGTTTACGTCATCGGGGCAGACGTTGCCGAAGGATTGGGTCATGGAGACTTCAGTTCGGCCCATGTGATTTCTGCCGAAACTGGACTGATGGTTGCCCACTGGCACGGCCACATCGACCCGGACCTGTTCGGGGAAGATGTGCTTGTTGGGCTTGGGTATTTTTATAACTACGCCCTGGTTGGCGTGGAGTCGAACAACCACGGTCTGACCACTCTGAAGGCTTTGCAAAGGGTGGGCTACAGGAATCTGTACAGGAATCGCAAGATGCAGGTCCGAGCGCCTGTGGCGTCGGAATCCTTGGGTTGGAGAACAACGTCAATTTCTAAACCTTTGGCCATTGACGAACTAAACGCTGCTCTGCGCGACCAATCGATTCTGTTGTTTGACACCAAGACGATTGCAGAACTTCGTTCGTTTGTGCGTGAATCGAACGGCAAAATGCACGGCTCCCCGCACGACGACAGGGTAATGTCCCTGGCAATCTCCAACCAGATGCTGAAATACGTTTGGCTGCCGGAATACCGGAACGACCTGGAACCCCGCAAGAACTCGCTGGATTGGTGGTCTAGGTTCATTGTGGGCGACACAAAACCCCGGAATGCGCCAATTGGTGCGTATAACGTCGTCGAATAAAGCATTTGGTAACGAAACGGCGGGTTATTGATGAAGAATTTCCGTTGCATTGAATGTTTGACCGAGTTTGTGGCCGATGAACTGCCCCGCCGAGGGTCAGTTTGCTTTAAGTGCCACGTCAAAAGTATCCGCCTAGGTTTTACCTACGGACAGGAAGACTTCCATGGTCCGACAATTCGTGAGCGTCAACGCAAGACGGTCGAAGATGCCAAAGTCAACGGGTATAACGCTGAACCCGTCACGAACTGGATGTAACACATGGAATGGCTGGTCCCAATAGTTGTCGCCGTAATCACGGGTCCAGTCGTAGTGGTACTGCAAAAACTCCGCAAGGAGAACACGGAGCAACACGCTCATAACACAATTCTGCTGAAGCACATTGGCAACAGAATTGACCGAATCGGAAGCAAGTTGGACAAACATATTGGCTGGCATGAAGGCCTGAAAGAGAACGACTAATGGCACGAATTTCCAACAGGGAAATTATTACTCAGTACCGCGACAAGATTCAGCAGTCAAAGCGGTGGCGTCAACAGGAAGGCCTTGACGCAACTTGGAAGCGGATGATTGACCTTTACCGAGGCAAGCATTTTGAAACCGACTCACAAGAAGACCGCATGCTCATCAATGATGCGTTTGCAACAATCAACGTAATTTGGCCCAGCGTTTCGGTGAACTATCCAAAGATTACCGTTAACGCTCGTCGGAGCGAAGACGCGCCGCGAGCGGTGGTGACCGAAGAAATCGTAAACTACTGGTGGCGTCACTACGACTGCCAGCGTGAATTCCGTCGAGCAGTCAAGGACATGCTCATTACCGGCCATGGCTGGGTGAAGACCGGATACCGCTTCGTCGAGAAGGGTGCTGAGGATTACGATAACTCTGACGAGTTGGCGTCCACAGCCCCGGAATCAATCGCGGAAAGCGATTTGATTATTACGGAAGACCGTCCGTTTGTTGAGCGTATTTCTCCATTCGATGTGTTTGTCGACCCGGATGCGACTTCAATGCATGACATCAGGTGGATTGCGCAGCGTATCCGCCGACCGTTGACCGAAGTCAAAAAGGACAAGCGTTACAATGCGCAGGCGCGCCAAGAGGCGTCGCCGTCCCATTACTCCCGTTTCGGTTTGGACTCGTACCTGCCACGCAGGTCGGAGAAGCCAGAAGATGGCTACGTCGAAATCTGGGAGTTCTACGATGTTGACCGCGGCAAGATGTCCGTGTTCTGTGACGGTGGGGACAAGTTCCTTGTAGCCCCACAGGACATTCCGTTTGCTTTTGGACATCCGTTCGTGTTTGTTCCGAACTATCAGGTTCCGGACTTCTTTTACCCAATGGGTGAGTTGGAGGCAATCGAGCCGCTGCAGCGCGAGTTGAACGAGACTCGCACCCAGATGATGAATCACCGCAAGCGGTTCTCCCGCAAGTGGCTGTACAAGGAATCGGCATTCGACCAAGAGGGCCGGAACATGCTGGAGTCCGACGAGGACAACGTCATGGTCCCGGTTGTTTCCGAGGAGCCTTTGGGCGGAATTATTGCCCCAATGCCAGCGGTTATCAGCCCACCGGAGTTCTACAACCAGTCATCGCTGATTACCTCAGACATTGACCGCATCACAGGTATTTCGGAGTATGCGCGTGGCGCACTGCCCGAAATCCGTCGCACGGCTACAGAGGCCGGCATCATTCAGGATGCCGCTAACGCCAGGTCTTCGGACAAGTTGGCAATTATCGAGCGGGCGATTGCTGACGCTGCGCGCCGTCTGGTTATGCTTGCCCAGCAGTACATGACTGGTGAACAGGCAATCCGTATTTCCGGCAAGGGCTCATCCAACGCGTGGATGAAGTTTGACCGTGATTACATTCAGGGTGAGTTTGACTTTGAGGTTGAGGCTGGTTCGACCCAGCCGATGAACGAGTCGTTCCGCCGTCAGATGGCTCTTCAGGTTGTGGACGCTATGGCGCCCTTTGCTCAGGCTGGTATCGTGGATATGCAGCGCTTGGCAAAGTATGTGCTGCAGCAGGGGTTCGGCATCAAGAGCGCCGAGTCGTTTATTGTGGCTCCACAACCACCTGCCCAGCCGGAGGTTGCCCCTCCCCCGACTGCGCCTTCGGCTGGGCTTCCTCCTGGCATGCCACCGGGCATGCCCGAGGGCGAACTGCCTCCAGAGGTTTTGGAGGAGTTGATGCAGGGCGGTATGTTGCCGCCACAGATGTAACGCTTTCCGCTGTCTATTAGAGCAACCCACGGAGGACTCAACGCGATGAGCGACATAGTTAGCAATGAAGTCGAGATGGAATCGGCCCCGGCCTTGGAAGAGGCGGGACAACCGCAGGAAGTCACAGATGTAGTTGAAAGTCTCACAGAGGAGCAGATTGAACTGCTTCCCGTAGACGAGTTCGGAGACAAGTATGTTTCCGTAACCGTTGATGGTGAAGAGGTTCGTGTGCCTTTGAAGGAGGCGCTCTCTGGCTACCAGCGTCAGGCGGACTATACCCGCAAGACGCAGGAGTTGAGTGAGCAACGGCGACAGTTGCAATTTGGTGCTGCTTTGCAGGAAGCCCTGCAGAACAACCCCAAGGAGACACTGGAACTGCTTAGCAAGCATTACGGTTTGGCAGAGCAAACCTCTCCCGAAGAGGAACTCTCGTTGGACCCGGTTGAGAAGCAGTACCGACAGTTGGAGCAGCGAATCCAGGCCTTTGAACAACAGAAGGCAATGGAGGAGTTGGAACGGACTATCGGAACGCTGGAGTCGAAGTACGGCTCAGATTTCGATGCTAATGAGGTTGTCGCCAAGGCACTTGCTTTGGGGTCTTCCGATTTGGAAGCGGTTTACAAGATGATTGCGTTTGACAAGGTTTACGAGGATGCGAAAAGCATTCGCCAAATCCGTGAGGAGAAGGCGAAGGCTCAGAAGCAAATCGTTGATTCTAAGCGTCAGGCTGCGGTTGTTAATGGGGCTGCGTCTTCGAGTTCTGCGGACGTATCGGCTAAGCCAATCACATCCGTGCGAGACGCATGGGAAGCCGCTCTGCGGCAGACCAGCGTTTAGCCTCAGTTATTAGGAGATAACAAATGTCAAACCCAAACTTTGACCAACTGTTGTCGACGACGCTTGCAAACTACCGCAACCAGTTGACCGACAACGTGTTCACGGCACGCCCGTTGACCTACTTCCTCATGGATAAGGGTCGTCTGCGCATGCTTAACGGTGGCACGAAGATTGTTGAGCCTCTCATCTACGGTCAGAACTCGACCGTCGCTTCGTACAGTGGCTACGACACCATTTCGCTGACCGCTCAGGACGGCATCACGGCAGCCGAGTACGACTGGAAGCAGTACGCTGCGTCCATCGCCATTTCGGGTATCGAAGAGGCTAAGAACAACGGCGAGCAGGAAATCATCAACCTGCTTGAGGCCAAGATTATGCAGGCCGAAGAGTCGATGCGTGAAGGTTTCAACCAGATGTTCTTCGGTGACGGCACCGGCAACTCTGGCAAGAACTGGAACGGTCTCGGCAACATCGTTGAGGCTTCCGGCACCGTCGGTGGCATTAACCGTGCAACGGCTGGCAACGAGTACTGGCGCTCGTACGAGGAGAACACCGCTGGTGCTCTCACGCTTGCCCAGATGGCAACGGCGTACAACAGCGTGTCGGTTGGCAACGACCACCCTGACATGGTGCTGACGACCCAGACCTTGTTCGAGAAGTACGAGTCGCTCCTGCAGCCGCAGTTGCGCTACACCGACACCAAGACCGCAGATGCTGGTTTCCAGAACCTGCTGTTCAAGGCTGCCCCGGTGACGTACGATGAGCACTGCACCGCAGGTGTTGTGTACTTCCTCAACAGCAAGTACCTCACCCTCGTCG